CAGCCCGGAAAGACGGGCACCAAATACTATAAGAGGACGAAATGGACGACTTTAAAAAATTGCCTAAAATGAAAACCGGTGGTTCAGCCAAACCCGGCCTCTATGCCAACATCCATGCTAAACAGGAACGTATCGCACACGGCTCAGGAGAGCGTATGCGCAAGCCGGGCTCTGCTGGAGCCCCTACCAAGGAAGCATTCGTAGAGTCCGCCAAAACGGCTAAAAAGGCCACTGGCGGGTCTGTTAAACATGATGAGCCAATCGCTAAGACAACCACTGGTAAAAACCGCCACTATTTGAGCACTAAAGAAGGTGCAGGCATGACAGAAGCCGGTCGTAAAGCTTACAACGCCAAAAACGGCAGTCATCTTAAAGCACCACAGCCTGAAGGTGGATCGCGCAAAGACTCATTCTGCGCTCGTATGTCTGGCGTTAAAGGCCCCATGAAAGATGAAAATGGAAAACCAACAAGAAAAGCAGCAGCACTAAAAAGATGGAAATGCTAATGGCAACCAAAAAACCATCACCAAAGAAAAAAGAATTTACTGAAGAAATGGCTCAGACCGTTTTAGAGTTGGGCAAACAAGGCGCATCCCAAAAAACCATGTATGCTGCAATTAACATCAGCAAATCCACTGCAGCAAGATGGAAAAAAGAAATTCCAGAATTTGAAGAAGCAATGTCTTTGGCAACAACTTACGCTCAAGCATATTGGGAGTCCATGATGCTTGCTAACATTGACAACAAAGCATTTAATTCACGCGTTGCAGAGCTTGCTTTGAAGGGACAATTCCCCGATGATTATGGTCAGCGTCTAGATATAAAACAAGATATCAAACAAGAAGTAAAGATAGATTTCACAAAAGAAGTAAACGACTTAATTAAGTCACTGAAGTAAAACAACAAGGGGGAATAGGCTTAGCGGCCGTGCCTGTGCTTACTCACAGGCTACCCACCAAATAACCAGTAAGGGTTTCATGAAAACTTGTAAAAAGTGCAACGTTGAAAAAGCGTTATCTGAGTATTACAAATCAAAAAAGAATTTAGACGGATTAGACGGTACTTGTAAAGCTTGCCGAATTATTTATTCCACTCAATGGCAAAAAGACAACCCAGAAAAGAAAAGAGCAACTTGGCGAAAAGCCAATTACAACCGCTATGGCATAACACATCAGGATAAACTTGATATGGTAAAAGCACAGAACAGTAAATGCGCTATCTGTGAAAGGGAATTAGATACCGAATTTCAAGCTTGTGTGGATCACTGCCATACAACTAAAGTTATCCGTGGAATTTTATGCAGAAATTGCAACGTTGGAATAGGCCTTTTTAAAGATTCTTTGGATATTCTTAAATCCGCCCAAAATTACTTAAAAAGATATTCCAAAAAATAGAGGCAGTTTTGTAGTATAATTTGCATTAGTATGTATAGACACTAAAAAGGTAAAAATGACAGCGCATGCCCTACTCTCAGCTTCGGGCTCTAAACGATGGCTTTCTTGTACGCCATCAGCCAGATTAGAAGCAACTCTCCCAGATCCAAAACGCAGCACCAAGGGGATAGATTTCTCTGCTGAGGGCACATTAGCCCACTCGCTTGCAGAAATCCGTTTACGACAATATTTTAACCAGATAGGGTATGAAGAATATGAAGCAGAATACGAAGAAATCAAAAACCACGAAATCTATCAAAATTATACATCCGATGAACGAGACGACTTCGAGGCTAATGTCGATAATTACGTTCTATATGTCCGCTCTCAAATTGGCGAAGGCGATACCCCGTTATTTGAACAGCGCGTGGATTTCAGTGACTGGATACCTGACGGTTTTGGTACTGCGGACGTCGTTATACTTTCAAAACATTCAATCCGAGTAATCGATTTAAAATTTGGTAAAGGAGTACCCGTAGATGCTAAAGATAATACTCAACTTCGTTTATACGCTCTTGGGGCGTACGCCAAGTTCAAAGAAGAATACCCAGACATCAAGGAAGTCACGTACACAATCCACCAGCCAAGACTTGACTCTATTAGCAGCGATGGGACGACCATCACCAAGCTCGTCGACTGGGCAAACTACTTCGTCAAGCCCAAAGCCAAGAAAGCGTGGAGCGGCGCAGGTGAGTTCCTCCCCGGCGAATGGTGCCAGTTCTGTAAAGCCAAAGCGCAGTGCCGCGCCCGCTCAGACTTCAACTCGGACCTCGCAAAGCTCGAGTTCCAAACCCCAGCCCTCCTCACCGAAGAAGAGTTCAGCGAAGTCCTCACCAAAGCGCAAGACCTCCGTACGTGGGTAAATGATGTTGAAGAATATGCGCTAACCCGCGCAGTTGAGCAAGAAGTTATTCCGCCCGGCTTTAAGTTATCTACCACATCAACTCATCGTAAGATTAGTGATCAAGCTCTAGCAGCTGTAGTGCTTAAAGAAAAAGGTATGCCAGAAGATCAGATTTGGGAACCAAAGAAATTAAAGTCCATTGCGGCTTTGGAAAAGATGGGACCCAAAGGACAAGTTGCCGCATGGTTAGGTGACTTGGTATTGCGCCCAGAAGGCTCACCTAAGTTGGTGCGTATTAAAGAAGATGCGAAGGGAGATTTCGCATGAGTACTTGGCTAATCGCAGCGATGGGTGTTGTATATTTTATTGTGGCTATGGATCAGTTTAGAAAGGGCGGAGTTGGTACTGGCATCATGTTTCTTGGTTATGCCATGGGAAATGTGGGGCTCGTTATGGTAGCAAAATAATAACAAGAAAGGCAACCATGTTGGTACAATGTTATGACACACAGTTTGAAGTACCAGAATACATAATTGATAAGTTCATAAAAGATTTTGACGGATTGCCCGGCAGTGGAAATAGAGAATCTATTTTGCAATTAAGAGGTGCAATAGAAGATATTGTCGATGTAGTTGCAGAAGATCCAGAAATACTGTATGATAAGAATTATCAGGCAGAGTTCATAGAAGCCATGGCAATTAAGTGTGCTTTAGAACATCATGGTATACTGTATGATGCGTAGTAAGGGTAATGGCTAGGGCCCTTTAATTCTAGTCAGTCTAAAAAGGTAAAAAGGTAAAAATTATGCCAGCAAAATCCACAAAAACTAAATTCGTTACTGACAAAGTACGTTTTTCTTTTGTACACGTATTTGAGCCAGCAGAAACACTCAACGGCTCTATGAAGTATTCAGCTTCTATTTTGATTCCTAAGTCTGATAAGAAAGGTGTAGAAGCCTTTACTAAAGCTTTGGAGCAAACCAAGCAAGCTAACCTCAATTACTTTGGTGGCAACATTCCAAAGAATCTTAAAGGCGGTTTGCGTGATGGCGACGCAGAGAAAGACGATCCAATCTATGCGGGTCACTATTTCTTTAATGCCAACTCCAACGAAAAGCCCGGCATCTTTGATGCAGAGAAAAACGAAATCTTTGATAAGACCGAGTTTTACAGTGGTTGCTATGGCCGCGCTTCAATCACAATGTACCCATATGATGTAAGTGGTACCAAGGGTATTGCATTTGGTTTGAACGCTGTTATGAAGACAGAAGATGGTGAGCGCTTAGGTGGCGCAACAGCATCAGCAGCAGATTTCGCAGTATAAGTAGTTCCTTTCAGTAGTAAGTAGTACAAGGGAGTGTCCGTAGAAACTGCGGCCTCCCTTTTTCATCAACTCAATAACAATAAAAGAAACCATGGATCAATATCAAGAATATATAGCCGCCAGTAGATATGCCCGTTTTATAGATGACAAACACCGCAGAGAAACATGGGCAGAAACAGTAAACCGATTTGTAGATTACATTTTTAGCCGCACCCCTGCAATACAAGATAATACTGAATTAAAGAAAGAGATTTTTGATTCAATCCATAACTTAGATTTGATGCCGTCCATGCGAGCCATGATGACGGCAGGAAAGAGCGCCGATCGTGACAATACTTGCATCTATAATTGCTCGTATCTCCCAGTGGATGATGCCAAGAGCTTTGACGAAGCCATGTTCATTTTGCTTTGCGGAACTGGTGTTGGATTTTCAGTTGAATCCAAGTACATTAACCGTCTGCCAGAAGTGCCAGAAAACTTGTTTGATTACAATGGAACCATCCAAGTACACGACTCCAAAGAAGGTTGGGCAAAATCATTACGTTTGCTTATCGCCCACCTCTATTCAGGCGAAATACCTAAGTGGGACGTCTCTACCGTCCGACCTGCCGGAGCTCGACTCAAAACATTTGGTGGAAGAGCTTCAGGGCCAGAACCACTAGTAGACTTATTTAACTTCACAGTAAATACTTTTAAGGGTGCAAAAGGTCGTCGCCTCAATTCGCTTGAGTGCCACGACTTAATGTGCAAAATTGGTGAGGTAGTTGTAGTGGGTGGCGTTCGCCGCTCAGCTATGATATCCTTGTCAGACTTAGATGATGAAAGGATTCGACATGCTAAAGCTGGCCCATGGTGGGAAACAGCACCTCATCGTGCACTCGCCAACAACAGTGCGGTTTATAATGAGACTCCTACGGTGGGGAAATTTATGGAAGAGTGGCTCTCGCTATATAACTCCCACTCTGGTGAACGGGGAATATTTAATCGTGAAGCCGCTAAAAAAACCGTGGAGAAATACGGACACCGTGATCCTAATTTCGAATTTGGAACAAATCCGTGCTCTGAAATCATTCTTCGACCTTATCAATTTTGCAATTTAACAGAGGC